CTTTCTGGTGCAAATCGTTTGGACTCTTTGCAGGAGTAAGTATGTCAAACACCGCCAAAGTAATCAAATTCCCTGCGCAGCAACCGGCGCAGCAGGAGAATCGCATGGCCGATCTGGAAAATGGCTATCTTCGCCTTGCTAACCAGATTCAGGATGCCCTGTGTTTCGTAGAGCTTTCGGGGCGTGAGTTCCGCGTGCTGAATGCTATTGTTCGCCTGACGTATGGCTGGTCCAAGAAAGAGGACCGGATCACCAACAGCCTCATTGCAGATAAAACCAGACTGGCCGTTAAGCACGTTTCTGAAGCTGTGCTCAGCCTGGCTTATCGCAACATCATTAAGATGCGCAGAATCGGGCAGACACGTTACATCGGGATCAACACACTCCTGGATAGCTGGGCTTACACAAAGCCAAAATGTGCAAAGTGCCCGGTCAGTTTTCCGGTAGCTGAAGCTGTAACGCAGGTTATTACCATCCCTGAAATCGGGGATAGCGAAATCACCCCGCAAACCATCCCTGAAAACAGGGATAACCATCCCCAAAAACAGGGAGAGGTATCCCTGAAAACAGGGAACACCAAAGACATTCTTCCAAAGACAAATATAAAACCTAATACCCCCTCTAATCCCCCAAGGGGGAAAAAGAAGTTTGATCCGTTCGGTGTTGACGTTCCTGAGTGGCTAAACCAAACCGCCTGGCAGGAATGGGTTGCTTACCGCAAACAGTCTGGCAAGCCGATCAAAACTGAACTGACCGTCACGAAGGCATTCAAACTGCTGAAAGAGTGCCTGGAAGACGGACACAACCCGGTCGACGTGATCAACTCCAGCATTGCGAACGGTTACCAAGGACTTTTTAAGCCGAAGTTCGCTGTCAAACCAGCCGCTAAGCCGGATCTGGACTTCAATAACACTGACTGGGCTTATGGGGTGATCCGATGAAATCTCTTGCAGAGCAGATGCGTAACCACGACCGCGAGCAGATGAGCCGCATGGCCCATAACCTGCCAGAGCAGTACCAGGAGCGTGCGCCGGTCGAGCAGGTGGCTCAGGTATTCAACAAGCTGTTCAACGAGCTGCGCGCCGCGTTCCCGGCCAGCATGGCGAACTTCCGCACCCAGGACGACCTGAACGAATTCCGTCGTCAGTGGCTGCTGGCGTTTCAGGAGAACGGGATCCACTCAATGGCTCAGCTTGATGCCGGTATGCGCATTGCCCGCCGTCAGGAGCGTCCATTCCTGCCGTCGCCGGGCCAGTTCGTCGCCTGGTGTAAGCAAAGCGGCGGGGCGCTGGGCATCACCGTTGAACAGGTGATCGCCGAATACTGGGACTGGCGTAACCGTTCGTTCGAATTTACCTCCAGTGAGCAATTCCCCTGGTCGCAGCCGGTCATGTACCACATCTGCGTCGAACTCCGCCACCGCAGCACAGAGCGCCAGTTGACTCATGGTGAGCTGGCACGAGAGGCGGGTGATCTGCTGGGCATGTGGGAGAAGCGCGTCACCGAGGGTAAGCCAGTGCCTCCGGTACGCCGGGCAATTGCAGCACCTGCTGCCGAGCATGGGCCTACGCCGATCCAGCTGCTTCAGGCGAAGTACAACCGCAACAAGTCGAATGGGATGGTGTGAGATGGACAGCTTAAAACAACGCATCGTTGATTACGTGGCCGCTAACCAGCCTGTTAAGCGTGCTGACCTCATTGAGGTAATTGGCATCAGTGGCAAGGGCCTGGACCGTGAAATCGCTGCCCTGCGCGTACTAGGCCTAATTTTCAGCATGGCTGGCTTCGGCTACTTCACTAGTGAGGCGAATTATCAGGAGTGGCGTAAAGGCGACGGAGCTCATCACCTGAAGAACCGCGCGATGAAAGGTGCATTCAGCAGTGCAAAAGCGAGAAGAGTAAGCGATAGCTGCTACCCGGCGCGGATCGTGGCCGTACTTAGCGATGGCAGCAAGTTGGGCGCTTCACAAATCGCAGATGCCATGGGAGCCACTTACCGGAGTATCTCCAGCGTTATATCGGTGATGGTCAACACTGGCGAGCTGAAGTTTGATGGTCCGAAAGGTCACCGTGTTTATTCGCTGTCCCAGGGAAAAAAGAAATCCGGCCGCCGTGCTGAGTCGGTGAACGTGATCTGCCAGGAGTGCCGGAACAGTCCGGCTATGAAGCGAGTATTGATGGTTTGGGGGAGGGTAGGGGTATGAGCATTAAAAATATGGTCGAAATGATTAAGCGCAATGGTCTTCTGGCCTCAATGCCTCAACTTGAGGAGCTGTACAAGCGTGCTATTGAGAACGAAGAAAAACTTGCAGAGTCTCAGCGCGAGTTCCGTGCTGCTGATGCGACTATCGAGAATCTGCAGATGCAGGTTGAGAAGCTAGCTGCGGAGAATGCGGGGCTGAAGGTGGCTGCTGAATTCGCAACAGCACCGGATATGTGGGAAGAACTCGGCGGCAATGTAATGCGCTACCAGTACCAGGAGTGGTATGCGGACAGGTTGAAGTCTGCAATGAAAACCCCGGCGACCGACGATTTCCTGGCCGAAGTGCGTGCACAAGCCAAGATTGAAGGCGCGGAGAGAGTTTTGCAAATTGTGTTTGCAGGAGGAAGTGTTCAGTCCGGAAGGGAGTACCTCGCCCAGCTTCGCAAAGGAGTGCAGTCATGAGCAAATTAACTGATGCAGTAATTGAATCATCAATGCTTTCCTCAGTAGAGGGATTTTCTTTCCTGGTAGTGGACTCTCTTGAGTTTGAGTTGGGAAGGGAGCTTACCGAAGAAGAATCAATGCGTGTTTATCGTCGTGTTGAAAAGGCTATCAACGAGGCAACGCAGGAGGCCGCCCAATGAGCAACATCGACAAACGCGCATTACGCAAGGCTGCGATGCATGCAAAAACGACGGATGATTGGGGTTGTGATGCTGAAAATTTCCACGATAAAGCAACGCCTGATGTTGTGCTGGCGCTGCTGGATGAGCTGGAAGCCAAGGAAAAGAGGATTGCTGAGCAGCGTGAAACGCTACTTGCAGCGCGTAGCCACGTAATGCAGTCAGCGCGCAATGGCGATGCTCATGCCAGTGGTGTGCTTCAGGCTATCGACCACACATCCGGTAAAGGAGGGGCATCATGATCACCCTTACCAAAGAATGGCTCCAGCAGACAATCGCGGAGCTTGAAGAAGAGCGCGATGCAACTCCCGGCGCAGTAAACGAAGATGCGTCCATGGCGCTGGCGGCGATGAAGCTGGCGCTGGCATCGCTCGAAGCGGAGCCTGTGTGCGTCATCGACCAGGCTAATCTTGATTATCTCAACGCTGGCTCTGATGCAGACGTATGGCCAGCATCAAGAACAGAAATGGGTGATGTGCTTCTGTACCGCACCGCCCCTCCAGCGCCAGCTAATGCCGAACCCGTAGCCTGGCTATGGTCTAACAGAAAGCACCCGAGCGAGGTCACGCTTGTTCGGCCTGAAGATGATGATAAGGCAGAAGCGGCTCAGTGGTCTGGATGGAGTTGTCAGGCGCTATATGCGGACCCGCCAGCGCCGGTATCTGTGCCTGATGAGCAGAGCTGGGAAAATTTGTGTCAGCAGAACCCAGAAATGCCAATAGCTGATGCAATTATTCGTGCCGCTTCATGGAACGCCTGCCGCGCCGCCATGCTTCAGGGGGCCGAACCTGTAACGACGGCTTACAAGTTGCCTGAGGGTTACGCTCTGGTTCCAGTTGAGCCGACCTATCAGATGTGCGAGGCGATGGGGTTGCCGTGGGAGAGTCCGCGATTCCCTGATCGCTATAAGGCGATGATTGAAGCAATTAACATTTCAAAAAAGTGATTATGCTATGGTTTCTTTCATTAATCGCTAAAGAAAGAGCTGGTTGCTACCGATAGATTATTTTCAAGAAATTAATGGAGGTATTCATGTACTGCCCGGAATGTTTGTCAGATGATCTGAGTAAGGAAGTTATCGCAGGTAGTAAAACAGGCGATTACGTTTGCGGAAAATGCCGTGCAATTCTGTCAAAAGAAGAAATTCTGCGTTCGTTACCAGAAGACAAAGAAGAAAAGAAGTAAATAGGTATAGTCATTTCAGGATTTGATTTCCAATAATCAACCCGCCATAATTAAGTCACCGCAGGCCTGAACTCCCGGCGGTGACTTCTGCGCATTTAAGGGGACTTAAATGCGACCACAATCTGAACTCCTCACCTTGTCACAGATGCTTAGCGGCACCTGCGATTTTCTGCATTCTGCGGTTTCCGTTAAGGAGGCCGTATGAGCATCCCTGAGTGCGGCATTAAGCTTCACACTGGCAACTTCAACGCCATCGGAAAATTACTTCAGGAACAACTGCAGAGTGGCAAGCCGCTTCGCCTGCAGGTGAAGGAATGGCGTGATAAACGAAGCCTGTCACAGAACTCACTTTTTCACATGTGGATGGGTGAAATCAGCGAATACTTGATTAACTCCGGGCGCACCGATGCGACTCCGGAGTGGGTTAAGCGCAACCTCAAAAAAACCTATCTCGGATGCGAAGAGGTGACCTACACCGACTTCATCACCGGTGAGAAAACCACGACCTGGGAGCCACGCCACACCGCAGACCTTGATACGGGTGAAATGCATATCTTCCTGGTGAAAGTTGAAATGTGGTGCGCTCAGTTCGGCCTGGCCCTGACCATTCCTAACGGTTGCGAATACCAGCAGCTGCGCGATAAGCAGGAGGCCTGATGTCTACTCCACTTTCCCGCGTCATCACAAACGAAATCTTCCGCGTTCCGGCGCGCCGCCAGCGCAAGGCCGCTGTTAAGCCGTCAGACATCCCGACACTGAAAGACTACACAGCCCGCCTGGTTGATCAGAAATGGCTGCGTCTCGCGGCAAGGAGAACGCATGGCTAATTTATGCAAAGCGGCACGCGGCCGTGAATGTCAGGTACGCATCCCAGGCGTCTGCAACGGTAACGCTGAAACCTCGGTACTGGCTCATATCCGCCTGGCGGGGTTGTGCGGAACCGGAATCAAGCCCCCTGACCTGATCGCCACCATCGCATGCAGCAGCTGCCACGACGAGATTGATCGTCGCACCCGTCTGGTCGATGCGGAATATGCAAAGGAGTGCGCGCTGGAAGGCATGGCTCGCACGCAGGTTATCTGGCTGAAAGAGGGGCTCGTAAAGGCATGAATCAATATCGCATCAGTCTCCCGTGGCCGCCTAGCAACAACCGTTACTACCGGCATAACCTCGGGCGGACGCACATCAGCGCAGAAGGGCAGGCGTACCGCGACAGCGTCGCCAGAATTATCAAGGACTCAATGCTGGATATCGGCCTGACCACGCCAGTGAAAATCCGCATCGAGTGCCACATGCCTGATCGCCGCCGCAGGGACCTGGACAATCTGCAAAAGGCCGCATTCGATGCTCTGACGAAATCCGGTTTCTGGCTCGATGACCAGCAGGTTGATTACTACAGCGTGAAGAGAATGCCGATCGTCAAAGGCGGCAGGCTTGAACTGACCATCACCGAACTGGAGGCCGCATGAACCACACCGACCTCCTACAGTACCAGGCAGAAAGCGTTAAGCGCGCCAGCATGCCGCCAGTAGCAAAGCATAGCCGGACCAAAACCAACCAGCCACATAAGGAAGCCGCATGATGAACCTCGAATCAATCGCTAAATACTTCGCGCCAAAATCACCGATGTTCAGTGACTCCTCACGAGCGACTGCCACCGACGGTCTGACCGGAACTGATGTGATGGCCGCACTTGGCCTGGTTAATGCAAAGTGTGGATTTGGCTTCGATCTCTATCTCGCCAAGATTGGAATAAGTAGCCCTGACAGGGCATTGCAGGCACTTTATAAATCATCTTTGGTTCTGTGCCGAAGCTTTAAATCAGTTTCAGAACTCGATGAAAAAAACCGGCAGCGCCTTCTCGAAATTATGTGTGCTTTTGCATACCAGGATTACGCCCGTAGTGCGGCAAGTGTGCGCAGATGTGACTGCTGCGATGGTAGCGGCTTTACTGAAGTAGAAGTATTCACCAACAAAATCCAATACCCTGACGGCAAGCCGCCAAAATGGGCGAAAATTACGAAAGGTGTTTGCCCGTCGTATTGGGAGGAATGGAAGTCGGTACGCGAGACTGCGAAGATTTTATGTTCTACCTGTAACGGAAAGGGTGTTATCAGTAATGCGTGCCGGTGTCATGGGAAGGGAAAAGTTCTCGATAAGAAAGAAACGGATCGCCAGTGCGTGCCGGTGATGAAGGTGTGCGGGAAATGTTCCGGGCGTGGTTATGCCAGGCTTCCGGCAGATAACGTGCGTAAGGCGTTGTGTGGAGAGACTATTGAGATTGCTGAGACTACTTGGCGGCGTTCTTTTAAGCCGTTGTACGAGCTTCTGATCTCCGAATGTCACCATCAAGAGGACGTGGCAGATACTTCATTAAGGGAAATTACTAAATCATGATTTTTTGATTCAGTTAGCATCGTGTTTGAGAGTAGTTGTTGACTGTTTGGCGAAAATGGACTAAATTGATTCATATCATGGGGTATATACACCATTTTATCAATCTTGCGCTTTAGCCTCGCAGAAATGCGGGGTTTTTTATGTTCAGTATTTAATTTGATCAAATATAATGTGATATTCTCTCTAGGGTAAAGGAGGGAGGATGGAGCATATAATTCACTGGTTTTATTCAGATTTGGGTAAAACAATACCAATTGCATCAGTCGCTGTAGGGCTTTTTATGGGGGGCGTATGGACGGTCCTTACTTTCTTCCATAAATTTTATACTGATAGAGAAGAGATGCAGTTTCAACGATATAGGTTATTAGTAGAAGAGCTTAATCGGGGTAAAAAAGAAGAAAACAAAGATGAGTGGGCTGTTTATGTAGATTTTCAATTAAACAGTGTCTACGAAATGAGATTTTATAGAAAATATTATCCTCGTTCTGAAAGGATAATAGAAGGATTGATTCCTCGCTGGGAAAAGGCACCTAGTTACAATGACGCGAATGTTGAAGAGCTAAAAGCAACTTTAAAATATATTCGTTACCGAAAGTCCTTTGCTGGGAATATCTTAATGAAGATAGTTGGCCTGATTTGGCCATGGTGTAAATGATTTTATTGAGGCTGCCATTCGGCGGCCTTTTTTTATTTCAGGCTCTGGTAACCCTCACCGAGGCGTTTCATCGTTAAATTCAGACCGAGAACCTGGCCCCTTAAACACACAGCACCCGCTAACAACGCGAGGTGAGAGCATGTATCGCATGGAAAAAATAACCACTGGTGCTGCCTATGGCGCTTCAGCCGGGAGCATCCTAAACGGCATGCTTAATGCCTACAGCCCCGAGCAGTGGAACGCTATTGGCGTGCTGGTGGGCATCGTCATTGCCGTACTGACGTATCTGACGAATCTCTATTTCAAGATCCGCGAAGACAACCGCCGCAGCAGGAGCCGAGATGAACCCGACACTCAGGAATAAGCTGGTAGGTGCCATTGTTGGCGGATCTGGCGCCATCACTATTGCAGCCGTGATGCTTGGTAATGCTGATGGGCTGGAAGGCCGCCGCTATTACGCATATCAGGATGTAGTCGGCGTCTGGACTGTTTGCGATGGGCACACCGGTGCCGACATTCGCCGCGGTCACCGCTACACCGACAAAGAGTGCGATAACCTGCTGAAGGCAGATCTGCGAAAGGTGGCAGATGCCATCGACCCGCTGATCAAGGTTCGCATCCCTGAGCCTACCCGAGCCGCGCTTTACTCCTTCACCTATAACGTTGGCTCTGGTGCTTTTGCCAGCTCGACGCTGCTGAAAAAGCTGAACGCCGGAGACGTGCCGGGGGCCTGCAAAGAACTGCAGCGCTGGACATATGCTGGTGGCAAGCAGTGGAAGGGCCTGGTGACCCGCCGGGAGATTGAGCGTGAAGTTTGCGAATGGGGCCAAAAATGAGTCGATTAACAGCAATCATCTTCGCTGTCGTTATCTGTCTGCTGATTTCCATGGCCTGGGCGATTAACCACTACCGCGACAACGCCATCACCTACAAAGACCAGCGCGATAAAGCCACTAAGAATCTCAGCCTGGCTAACGCAACCATCAAAGATATGCAGGTCCGACAGCGAGATGTCGCTGCACTGGATGCCAAATACACGAAGGAATTATCCGATGCGAAATCTCAGCTTGAAGATCTGCAGCGTTGTGTTCGCACTGGCAAATGTGGGCTGCACGTCAACGCCAGATGCCCAGCGAACGGAACGGCCAGCGCCGGCGGCCTGGGCGATGCTACCGGCCCCCGACTTACTGACCCCGCTGAACGGGATTATTTCACCCTCAGAGAGCGGATCATCACAGTAACGAAGCAGGTAGGATATCTGCAGGAATATGTGAAAAGACAATGCGTTCAGTGACAAAAAAAATCACAATCCGTTTCAAAAGATTAGTAAAATCTGAACTCATAAACAAATGTTGGATACATATCAATGATACAGGATTGGTTAGATTACCAAAATCTCGAGACTGCTAAGTCAGCAGCGAGGGCAGCGTGGGATTCTTTAGAATGGACGAAAATTTCTGCGATTGCCTCTTGGGTTTCTGTAGTGCTCTCTGCAATAACCTTAGGCGTAGCTATCTACGCAATGGGCACTTGGAAATCACAAGAGAAAGTAAAAGCTAAGCGTGAGATCAAAAAAGCAGCAGGTAAGCTGTATGTAGAAGTAGGGCTAATGCCAGAAGTATTCACAAGCAAGAATGTTACTAACGGTCAGGCTGTTTCCAAGTCACCTAATTTTGAAGTATTGGCTAGCCAAAGAAATCAAAACTATATTGATGAATGGTTAATGCACGAAAAGTTATCGGAACTGTATTTACAGCTCAAATACTTGGGGTATGCCGTAGTTGATGATCTAACTAGCGCCCAAAAAGAAGCGCTAAACGGTTTGGATACACATTTTCAAAATTATTATTCTTACACCGAAAGTAAGGTGAAATTTGCAAAATCTTTAAAGGATTTTTTGGATAAGATGGACATCTACAAATAGTCAAATCCTATCGGTAAGCCGCCTCCGGGCGGTTTTTTGTTGCCATCACCCTGGGGCCGCTCATCGTAATGACATTATCTAGGCAAGCGGTTAAAGAGGCTCTCATTTGCCGACATCTTCCAAACCACGCTAACCACCCAAACAGGCGAAACCTTCACGGGCAAGATGTCTCGACGTCAGCCTGAGCTGATTAACGGCTTTGTACCGATGGCGACCGAGACGGGTTAAAACAACTTTTCGCTCTGGCTAAGGCTACTATGGGTTACACAAATAATCCGACCGTTTACTCTGGTTGCAAATCTGACTAATGATACGCCATAGCCAGTAATCCTCGACCCGCTGACCTAGGAGGCCTGTCCGGAACTGAATTTCAACCAACTGTCGGCACTGAGGCAGCGCAACTGAGATGATTGCGTTTATCGTGATCTGAATCATTAAGTCGCCCTTGAAATCCCCTCATTTAATCTGAATATTCATATGGCCACCATTTAAGAGTGGTTTTTATGGAGAATTAAAATGCTGGATGGTTATCATCAAACCGGTACTGGGTATGACAACAAAAAACGGATCATTGCTGTAAATGCAGCACTTGAGATTATCAAGGCAACGCTTGCAACGCCTACCAATTCAAAAAATGTGGATTATGAGTTGGAGCTAGCTGCAAAACACATCGCACCGCTTGCTGACGCTATTCAAGCAGCCATCGGTAAAGATTAACAAAACCCCCTTCGGGAGATTTCGTTAAAGCCATCACAAAGGCCACCTTCGAGTGGCTTTTTTTAATTGCTATAACAGCAGGAACAAAATAATGGCGAAACCGGACTGGGGCGAGCTTCAGCAACGGTTCCTGTCCGAACATGCCACAACCGGCGTATCACCGAAGGAATGGTGTGAGGCGCAGGGACTGAATTACGCTACTGCCCGCCGATACATTAAGAGACCATCTGGGCAAATTGCGCAAAAACCTGCGCAGAAAGCTAAAAGCGCAGAGGGGATGGTGGATGATGATGGACTAACAGCTCAGCAGCGCTTATTTGTCGCGGAGTACCTGAAGGACAACAACGCCACCGCTGCCGCGGCGAGGGCTGGCTATAGTGACCCCAACTACGGTCGACAGCTCATAACGAATCCTAACGTTGCTCAGGCTATTGCGCAGCAGCAAAAAGCCTCTATTGCGCGCACGCTGGGCAGTGCCGATGAGATCCTCGCACAGATGTGGCAGCTCGCCACTTTCGATGCAAACCAGCTTTCACAGTATCGCCGCGGTGCGTGTCGTTACTGCTGGGGCTTTGGTCACCACTACCAGTGGCGTGATGCCGTGGAGTTCGAAGAGAAAAGACTTGAGGCTGTTGAGCGAGACAGACGTGAACCTGAGGATTCCGGCGGTTACGGCTATGACCACAACCGAGAACCAAACCCAGCCTGCCCACGCTGCAATGGCGATGGCATCGGCCAGCCTTATTTCCCTGATACGCGCAAACTCCCGGCTGCTTCCAGGCTCGCATATTCAGGCGTGAAGGTTGGCAAGAATGGTGTCGAAATCACAGCCATCAGCCGAGAAAGAATGTTCGAAGCGGTAATGAAACGCCTTGGCCTGGCCGATAGCGAATTCGCACAGCGCCTGCAGAAAATCGAAATCGAACATCGGCAGCTTGAGGTTGAGAAACTCCGTAAAGAGCTGGCCGGTGATGGTGAGGACGATGAACCAACGCCAGTTGCAATCAATATCAACGTAGTGGACGCGAGGGCAGACGATGGGGATCAGCCCGACACTTAACATTCCTCAGGCGCGCTTCCTCGCGATGCAGCACAAATTCAAAGCCTATGTTGCCGGGTTCGGTTCCGGTAAGACGTGGGTGGGGTGTGGCAGCATCTGTAAAGGTATGTGGGAGCACCCGAAAATCAACCAGGGTTATTTCGCGCCAACCTATCCTCAGATTCGTGACATCTTCTACCCGACGATCGAAGAAGTTGCCTTCGACTGGGGGCTGAGCGTCAAAATCAACGAGGGGAACAAAGAGGTTCACTTCTATGAAGGGCGGCGGTATCGCGGTACGACAATATGCCGTTCGATGGAGAAACCCGGCTCGATAGTCGGCTTCAAAATCGGAAACGCGATGGTGGATGAGCTGGATGTCATGGCGGCTGCCAAAGCGCAGCAGGCCTGGCGAAAAATCATCGCGCGTATGCGTTACAAAGTCGATGGACTACGTAACGGTATCGATGTTACGACGACGCCGGAAGGGTTCAAGTTCGTCTATCAGCAGTTCGTGAAGGCAGTGCGTGAAAAGCCCGAGCTTGCGGCCCTTTACGGTCTGATTCAGGCCAGTACGTTCGATAACGCGAAGAACCTGCCGCCTGACTACATCCCGTCGCTGCTGAGTTCTTACCCTGATGAACTGATTCAGGCCTATCTGCGCGGGAAGTTCACCAACCTCAACAGCGGGACCATTTACCACGCCTTTAACCGTAAGCTGAATAACTGTACTGACGAGGTTCAGGATGGGGATCCGTTGTTCATTGGTATGGACTTCAACGTGGGGAAAATGGCCGCGATTGTTCACGTTAAGCGTAATGGGCTGCCACGCGCGGTGCGTGAGCTGGTGAAGGTATACGACACGCCAGCAATGATTAAGCGCATCCAGGAAGAGTTCTGGCGATATGAAGATGGCCGTTATGTGAAGAACCGGGAGATTTACATCTATCCGGATGCCTCCGGAGATTCCCGCAAGTCCCAGAACGCCAGCAAGACCGATATTGCCCAGCTCAACGATGCCGGGTTCAGTGTCATAGTTGATGATGCCAACCCACCGGTTAAAGACCGCATCAACTCAATGAACGCCATGTTTTGCAACGCCAACGGCGAGCGCCGCTACCTTGTGAACGTTCAAAACTGCCCGGTCTATACCGAAAGCCTTGAGCAGCAAATCTGGGCAGCAAATGGCGAACCGGATAAGTCAGCGGATAACGATCACCCGAATGACGGCGGCGGGTACTTCATCGTGAAGGATTACCCCATCGTGAAACCAGCATACTCAATTACCATGGATACCACTTTCTGATATGGCAAACGATGACATCACTTGGGTTCGACCAGAACACCGGGCGGCTTCCGCTGCCTGGAAAAAATATCGGGATTTCTGCAAAGGGGCAGAGGCCGTAAAAGCGGCGGGTAATAAGTATCTGCCGTATCTCGACCCAACCGATAAATCCACGCGCAACCGCAAACGCAATGAAGACTATCTGAGCCGCGCAGTTTTTTACGCAATTGCCGGCAATACGAAGATCGGCATGCTTGGAATGGCGTATCGAAAAGACCCTACGTTTAACGGTCCTGATAAGCTCAAATACCTTCTGGATAATGCTGATGGTGCAGGCGCCAGTATTTATCAGCAATCACAGCTTGTGACCGAGAATGTGTTGGAGGTTGCCCGCGAGGGGCTTTATGTCGATTACGCAGAAGCCTCAGATGAAGCGATCATCCTCCGTTATCCGGCAGAGAACATCATCAACTGGCGAACGAAGCGCATTAACGGACGCGATCAGCTCGTGCTGGTGATCCTGCGCGAATGCGTAGAAGAGCCGGATGGTTACGCTTACAAGGATGAAATTCAGTACCGCGAACTGGTGCTGGAAGAGGGGGAATTTATCTGTCGGGTATGGCGTCGGGCTGGTGGAACGACCAGCGGAGCCTATACCGTTAGTAGCGAATATCAACCGAAGCCGAAAGGGAAGGAGCACTGGGACGAAATCCCGTTCACCTTTGTCGGCGCCCAGAATAACGATCCAACTATCGATGATTCACCGCTGGCCGCGCTGGTTGAGATTAATCACGGCCATTACCGAAACAGCGCTGACTATGAAGACAGCGTGTGGTTCTGTGGCCAGGTGCAGCCGTATATGACCGGGCTTGATACGGGCTGGCGCGATCACCTCGAGAAGAAGGGCGTCAAAATAGGTTCCCGTTCACCGCTTTTGCTTCCTAAAGACGGCTCGTTTGGCTATGTCCAGGCGCAGCCTAACATGCTGGCTAAAGAGGCCATGGACAGCAAACGCGATTACATGGTGCAGCTGGGGGCCCGGCTGATTGAGCAGAACGCCACAGCGAAGACTGCTACCCAGGCGAGCGGTGAGCAAACATCCTCAACATCGGTGCTCGGTATCTGCGTTTCAAACGTTTCTGAGGCCTATACGCTGGCGCTTGGCTGGTGCGCGAAATACCTCGGCATCAAGGATGAGTTGACGAGCTACACGATCAACCAGGAGTTCATCGCGAAGGTTGCTGAGTCTGGCATGGTTACAGCGATAGTTAACGCCTGGCAATCCGGCGCCCTGCGCGATAGCGATATGATTCGCGCGCTGCAGAAGCTTGACCTCATCGACCCGGCAGACAGCCCGGACGAAGTGATTGATGCACTTCGCAATCAGGCCCCCACGCTGACCGGGGGCTGATATGGCAACCGTAAACGAAAGCCTGCGCGATGAGTCGATCGCACATTCCGTCTGGTTAAGCCGCTATGCAACAGGCGTGGCAAACCGGATGGTGAAGTTGCTCAACGAAACGGACGCGGACCTGTCGTCACGCCTGCTCGATGCGCTCGACAGATTGCCTCCTGAGAGCTTCACCGTTAGCCGTCTGCAGAGTTTACTGGGCAGCGTGCGCGATCTTAACCATCAGGCCGTAGCCACCATGCAGGCAGGACTCGAGAGTGAGCTGGTGGCGCTGGCAAAGAACGAGGCCAGTTATCAGATGAGCCTGTTCGATTCCCTTCTGCCTTCACAGGTCCTGTCTCACTATCCGCTGCAGGGCATCACCGCCGATATGGTGTATGCCGCGGCGATGGCGCAGCCCTTTCAGGGGAGGCTGCTGAGTGAGTGGGCGGAGAATCTGGAATCGGACAGGCTGGCGCGGATAGTGAACGCCGTCCGCAGGGGGTATCTTGCCGGCGACACGGTAGAAACAATCGCACGCAGTGTTCGCGGCCACGCCAACAAAGACTATCGCGACGGCGCACTGCAGATGAGCAGGGCAAACGCCGCCAGCATCGCTAAAACCGCCGTGAATCATCTGGCTGCCACAGCACGCAACAGCTTCACCAGTGCCAACAGCGACATCGTGAAAGGTAAACAGTGGCTGTCCACGCTGGACAATAAAACCAGCCACGACTGCATTATTCGTGACCTGCTGCGCTACACCCTGGATAACAAACCGGTCGGGCATAAGGTGCCTTACCTGCAGGGACCCGGGAAAATTCATTTTTGCTGTCGTTCTACCGAAACCCTGATCCTCAAGTCGTGGCGCGAACTCGGCATCGATATCGACGAGATGGACGAGGGGAGTCGGGCCAGCATGGATGGGCAGGTTCCGGCGAAAACCACGTATCTCGAATGGCTGAGACGCCAATCGCCACAGCGTCAGGATCAGGTGCTGGGAGCTGAACGTGGACGGATGTTCCGGGCGGGTGAAATCGACCTAGGTGAAATGTACACGGACAAAGGCGAGTGGATAAGCCTCGAACAGCTCCAGGAGCGTTCCGGCGGGGTATCAACCGCTGAGTCCTCACGTTCTCTGGATGAGCTGGTGGAGTGGATGACCGGCCGTGTGGCGCAGAATGTGAAGTTCCCGGATGGTGTATCTCTGGATGAAGCGAAACAGGCAGCACAGGCGGCATTCGATGTTATCCAGCGGTTCGGGCTCCAGCCCGTTGCGGCATTCGGGAACACACTGGATGTTCCGGCAACTGCGGCAGGTGCATATGAATCATCTTCACGAACCGTGCACCTTTCCCGGTGGGCAATGGACAGCAGCGAATGGGAAAATATTCTGAAGAACAGCGCAGGGATCGACATGACAATGATGGTAAGGCCATCAGTCGCGTCATCTTCGCTGTCTCAGGGGGTGCTGGATGCTTCCCCTGCGGAGTTGCCGTATGTTGCGGTGGCATCGGTTAAGGGCACCGTGTGGCATGAACTGGGCCACCATCTGTATTATTCCCGGCCTGAAGTTGGTGCTCTGGTTGAAAGTGCTTATGATGATGGCTGGTGGCGTGCTCTCAGCGCCTATGCTGCAGAAGCGCCGAAAGAACTGTTTGCTGAGGTCGTATCGGCGTTTATGAGCGGCCAGAATGACACTATCAACCCCGAGATCCTCAAGTGGCTGAAACAACACTCCCGTTCCTGAAAAAAGCGTCAGAGCTGGCTCATACGGAGCCGTTGCCGGATAACGTTATCGAACAACTGGATGCTATCTGCAAAGAGGCTGGCGAGGCCACGCCTGAAGGCAGGATGATTGGCGTCCTGATTGGATCGGTTTACACCCGGCTAAACAATCCTGATTAAGCATTAAACAAACACTCTGAGCCCTGGCAACCGCCGGGGCTTTTTTTATGGGCGAGGCCCGGCAAAATCCCGAGGGGTAATTATGTTAATTCGACACATGCTTCTGAAATATTACGCTCCTGAAAATGGAGGCGAAGGTGGTGGTGGCGGTGGTATTGAGATCACCCCCGAAATTCAGAAGCTGATTGATGAGCGCGTGACGAATGAAGTCACCGGGCTTAAATCGAAAAATAATGAGTTGCTGGGCACCATTAAGCAGCAAAAAGAAAACCTGTCCCGCTTTGAAGGCATCGACCCTGACGCGGTGCGCGGAATTCTGCAGCGTTTTTCTGACGACGAAGAGGCAAAGCTGATTGCCGCCGGGAAAATTGATGAGGTGCTCGATAAGCGCACCGAGCGCATGCGTGCTGATGTCGATAAAAAGATTAAAGCAGCAAACGAACGCGCGGATAAAGCCGAAGCGTTCTCCAACAAATTCCGGGACCGCGTCCTGGGTGATGCAATCCGAACTGCAGCCGCGAAGACTGGCGCGTTGCCGGAAGCATCGGACGATCTGATCCTACGTGCCAAAGGCACATTCCAGCTCAACGACGAAGGCGAGGCCGTAGCAGTTGATGCAAATGGCGATGTTCTGTTCGGCAAAGACGGCAAAACCCCACTTAGCCCGCTTGAGTGGGCGGAGTCACTCAAGGAGACGGCTCCGCACCTGTTCCCGCGCGCAGAAGGCACTGGCGCGGGCGGGCACAAGCCAAACGGCGGTGGCAGCCTGAAACGTTCCGAAATGAGCGCCAGCGATAAAGCGGACTACATCCGCAAACACGGCCAGCAGGCCTTCCTCAAACTTCCGAAATAAGGGATTTAAACCATGGCTACGACTGTTAATACCGACCTGGTTATTTATGACGACCTGGCACAGACCGCGTTCCTTGAGCGTCGCCAGGACAATCTGGAAGTGTTCAACGCTTCCTCCAACGGCGCGATTCTGCTGGATAACGAACTGATTGAGGGCGACTTCCGTAAGCGCGCCTTCTACAAAGTGGGTGGTTCCATTGAATCGCGTGACGTGAACTCTGTAGACAAAGTCACGGGTAAAAAAATCGGTGCAGGTGAAGCGGTGTCTGTGAAAGCACCGTGGAAATACGGCCCGTATGAAACCACGGAAGAGGCCTTTAAACGCCGTGGCCGCTCCGTTGATGAGTTCTCCGAAGTGATCGGCGTTGATGTCGCAGATGCCACGCTGGAAGGCTACGTGAAATACGGCCTAAAAGCGCTGACTGCGGCGATTGGTGCTAATGCCGACATGGTCGTAACCGCCGATATTGAGACCGACGGTAAAAAGACCCTGACGCGCGGCCTGCGTAAGTACGGCGATAAGTTCAACCGTGTGGTGCTCTTCGTGATGCACTCTGCCACCTACTTCGACATTGTTGACGAGGCGATTGCCAACAAAATCTACGAAGAAGCGGGCGTGGTGGTTTACGGCGGGCAGCCAGGCACGCTGGGTAAACCTGTGCTGGTGACCGACACCATGGACGCTGATGCGATCCTTGGGCTGGTAGCTGGTGCGGTTACCGTCACCGAGTCTCAGGCGCCGGGCTTCCGTTCCTACGATATCAACGATCAGGAAAACCTTGCGGTTGGCTATCGCGCTGAAGGCGTGGTGAACGTTGATCTGCTGGGCTACAGCTGGGATACCGCCAAAGGTGATAACCCTGACCTGACCGCCATCGGCACTGCGGGCAACTGGAAGAAACACTTCACCAGCAACAAATCTACTGCAGGCGTGCTGATTAAACTGGAATCCGCTATGGGGGAGTAACGCTGTCAGCGGATAAAACCTCCGCAACTGCTGACAGCACAGACGCGGTAACTGTTTCCCTGAAGTACACGCTGAATGGCTCCGGTGTATCCGGTAAAACCGTCGCGTGGACGTCCACAGGTGGCGCGCTCAGCACGGCCAGTTCTCAAACAGGCTCTGCTGGTGGTGCAACGGTGAAACTCACATCAGACGTTGCTGGCACCTTCACGGTAACCGGCACGGTTGAAGGAGTGGCGAAAACCACTGATGAGATCATCTTCACTGCGCCTGCCGGAGAATAACGAATGGGGCGAAAGCCCCATAAACAGGATGATTCGATGATCAATACCGATATCACCTCTCCTGATGCCAACAGCTACGCCAGTGAAGAGGATCTTGCCTCATTTGCGGAAATACGCGGCATTGAACTGCCTGACAAGCTCACACCTTTGCTGATTAAGGCAATGGATTACCTGGAGGGGCTGGACTGGGTTGGCTCAAAAGCCGTCCCTCGACAGCCGCTGGCCTGGCCACGTGCGAACGTCATTCTGGATGGACACGATTTCCCGCCCGACAAGGTGCCACGGCAGGTTGTAACCGCGCAGTGTATGCTGGCTGTAGAGGCAATCGACGGCGATTTACTTTCCAGCTCTCGCGAGGCTGCTGTGAAAACTGAACGCGTGGAGGGTGCTGTCACCATGACCTATGCGGTCGCAGATGGTGAAGTCTTCACGCCGTCCTATCCTGCCGTTATGGCGCTGCTGGGCGACCTCGCTGGTGGTCGTGGTTACGCCATCAATGCATTTGCAGAGAGGGCTTGATATGGCGATTGATTACCAACGTATGCAGGCCAGAACGACCCGCATGCTCAGGCAGAACGGCGCGATGTACAACGTCACCCGTAAAGGCTCGGTAACGGTTATCGGCGGCGTTGAGCATAAAACTGAAGAGGTCCGTTTTACTGCTGTGGGTGTGAAGACCGAATACGCGCCAGGCGAAATAGATGGAACGGTCATCGTTAACGGCGACGTGCAGATCGTTTTTACGGCAGAGCAGGAAATTAAAATCGGTGATGTGGTTGATATTGACGGCACAGCCTACCGTGTTGTCAAACCGAACCCGGCAAAACCTGCCGTGCTGGTGCTCTGCTACAAAGCGCTACTGAGGGCTTAGCATGGGCGAGAACGCGGCTTTCCTGGCTGAAATCACGGCTTTCGTTAATAAGGCGAAAACGAATCAGGAAGCAGTGGTACGCGCCGTCGGAATCAAAATTCTTAACCAGCTGGTGGTGATGTCCCCAGTGGGCAACCCGGAGTTGTGGGAAGTTAACCAGACAGCCATTTCCTATAATCGCGCTGTTTACGACCATAACGAAGCGCAGCGCGCCAATCCCGACAACCTGACCAAAACCGGGCGACTGAAGAAAAAAGCCCGGGTGGTGGATGGGATGGACATCAAAGCACCGCCGGGGTATACGGGCGGACGCTTTCGCGGTAACTGGCAGGTGTCCTTTGATGCGCCAACGACTGACGAGACAGGCCGGGTTGATAAGACAGGTGATCTGACAAAAGCGGCCGGGAACTACACGCTGTCGCTCTTCAAAGTCGGGATGAAGGCCATATATTTCTGCAACAACGTGCCCTATGCCTACCCGCTTGAAATGGGGCATTCCACACAGGCTCCGGGCGGCATGGTCCGCATAACTGCAGCTGAGTTTCAACGCTTCTTTGAGGAAGCTGTCAGGGAGGTGACTAAGTGAATCCAGATATTTCATCTGCACTGGCTGCCAGACTGGGTACCTGGGCCGATGCTGAGGGCATTTCGGTTGCATGGGAGAACGTGCCGTTTACACCTCCTGCTAACGAGATGTACCTGGCCGTTCACGATATGCCCGTTACGCCGCGAACAATCGATCTCGGATTGCGCTGCCGGACTTATTCAGGCGTTTACCAGATTAATGTCGTGGCGCCAGCCGGCTCCGGCCGTACCTCCGTCGTTGCCCTGGCAGGCAGAGTAGCGGAATTGTTCCCCGAGGGACTGGAAATTGCAGGCAAAGACTTTACCTGCTGGATTAGCAGCGCGCCTGGCATATTCCGCGGCGTCCCTACACCTGTGTCCTACACCGTTCCTGTCAGCCTGAATTATCGGGCAGACATTACCAACTGATTCCCTCTGTGATGTCCCACAACTGACCGGCCTTGAGCCGGTTTTCCCGTTTCTAAAGGAGTAACCATTATGGGCTTTGCATTGCCTAACGGCGCTCATGTCTATCTGGCATCGGGCTACGGCCCGGCCATTACTTTCACCGGCGCGACTAATGCTGAGCACGCGGTGATCACCGTCAGCGCCGCGGACGATATTGCGGTCGGCGATATCGTTCACGTGAACTGCAACTGGTCGGGTATTGATAACGTTATCGCGAAAATCGACGCGATTGCGGAGAATGCTGTCACTCTTCGCAACATCAATACCACCAACAAAAACAAATACGCGGCGGGCGGCGGTTCCGGCTCTATTCGCAAAATCGAAGCATGGACCGAGCTGCCACAAATCACTGAGGTATCGAAATCTGGCGGTGATCAGAACACCACGCAGATTCAGTTCCTCAGCGATGACCGCCAGCGCAACCTGAACACCTACAAATCAGCAGTTTCCCAGACCTACTCGATCGCTCATGACTCCACGCTTCCGGTATACCCACTGCTTCGCCAACTGGATGAAGACGAAGAGACGGTCGCAGCGTACATGTATGTGCCGAAGGCGAAAGAAAACCGTTACTGGGCGGCCACGGCATCTTTTGACGACACGCCGACTACTGCGGTTAACGAGGTAGAGACAGTGAGTGTGGTGCTTAACCTGCAGTCACCGGCGATGACGTTCTACAAGGTGACTGACGCTGCCGCCTAACCAGTCAGAGCTTTCAATATTCTATGCCTCCCTTTGCGGAGGCTTTTTTTCGTAAGAGGTATCAATGGCGACTAAATTCACCCTTCAGCCCAAACCAACCTTCAAGGCCAACGTCTCGATCCCGCGCGCTGGCGATGAAGATGGCGTGCTTACTTTCACGTTCAATCATAAGCCACTTAAAGAGCTGGCTGACCTGGAAAAACTGGAAGGCAAAACCGCCACTGATTTTCTGATGGAAATTATTTCTGGCTGGGCGCTCCCCGATACATTCAACGCGGAAAATCTGTCGGTGCTGCTGGAAAACTATCCGGCGTCAATGAAGGCTATCCCTGAAACCTACTATCGCGAACTGATGGGGCAGCGCGAAAAAAACTGATAGCGGTTGCCTCTGCATTCTATACGCCGGAACCCACAGCGGCAGACCTGGCACCCTATGGGCTTACGCCGGATGACTACGACGATCAATACATCGACGTCTGGCCAGATGTATGGCCTTCATTCCTGGTGTTTCAGGCTGTCAGCACGCAGTGGCGCACGGGCATGGGAGGCGCATCGGGGCTTGATTACAACGTGCTGCCCTGGGTGATGCACCTGCACCACGTCGACGACGAGGCAACCGCGCTTTCGGACATCCGAATCATGGAGAGCGCCGCACTAAAAGTTATGCATAAAGAGAGGGCGGAATGAGTAACGACATCGCCACGATTTCCCTGCGCGTAAATACCACTGAGCTGGAGCGTGGTAACCAGGCACTGGATCGCTTTCAGGAGACCGCGACCGCCGCTGCAGGAAAAGCGGATGACCTGAACAGTACGTTCCGCACCGGCATCGATAACCAGAAGAAGAACAGCGAAAGCCTGAAGCAGCAGCGTCAGGAACTGCAGAACCTGCTGAATAAAATTAGTCCGGTAAACAAGGCGCTGGATGAGCTGGACACTATCCAGGAGAGCCTGGCGAAGTTTCGTGGTAAAGGGCTGGTGGGAGACGAGGATTTTACTCGTTACAACAGCGTGCTTGAGACGACGCGGGCAAAACTGGCACAGGTAATGGAGTCTGAGACCGCAGAGGGGCGGGCTCGCATTGAGCAGGCCCAGGCAGCGCAGCGGGCAGCTGCAGCGGGCAAAACCTTTATCGATTCGCTGGAGGAGCAGGTCACAGCAATCGGAAAAACGCGCGCAGAACTGTTAGAGCTAAAAGCTGCCCAACTCGGCGTATCCGATCGTGCTGCACCAATGATCGCAAAGCTGAAAGAGCAGGAAGAAGCATGGAAGTCTGGGGATATCAGCGCGGGCCAATATCGCAATGCTATGCGTTATCTCCCGATGCAAATGACCGACATTGTGACTTCACTGGCTTCCGGCATGCCGGTTTATATGGTTGCTATTCAGCAGGGCGGTCAGCTCCGTGACTCGTTTGGCGGTGTAGGCAATGCTCTGAAAGCGATGTTGTCGATGGTGACTCCTGCCCGAGTGGCCATTGGTGGCCTGGCTGGTGCCGTTCTGATTGCGGCAAAAGCGGGGTCGGACTACTTCACCGCCTACGACGAAATCAACAAGGCAATTATTAGGACAGGCAACATTGCCGGCACGTCAGCGCTCCAGATCATGGCTTCCTCCCAGTCTATTGCTGCCTCTACTGGCGCTACTGTAGGAACTGTTCAGAGTTTGATGACTGAGCTGGTTGGCATGGGATCGTTGACACAGCAGCAACTTGAAAAAGCCGCGGGCTCCACGGCGCTGGCGGTTCAGACCGGTATAGTCTCTGCGCAGGACATCACCAAAGCCTATAAGGACATCGAAAAAGACCCTGTTAAAGCGCTGCAGAGTCTCAACGAACAATATAATTTCCTGACCGTTTCACAACTTAAGCATGTTGACGATCTGATAAAGCAAAGGGACCAGACCGCGGCCGTTACGCAGGCTATGGACCTGTTTGGCGATACGATGGCAAAACGTGGAGAACAGGCTTACGACTCGCTGACGCCGTTTGGTCGCCTGTGGCTGGATATCAAGGGCTGGGCGTCTGAGGCCATGCAGAGTATCGGTCAGTGGGTAGCTGAGCTGGCATCAAACACACTGAAGGAATTCAACGCAATTTATTACAGCGTTGCGATCGTGTTCCAGAAGCTGAACCAGATCATTTCTTCCTCTATCGCTGCTGCGATTAACCTCGTTCCCGACTGGGCGAAAACAGATACTTTGCAGGGATGGCAGGACTACAACGAACAAATGGCCGGTGCATATGGTGACAGCGTTTCTCAGTTGAAAAAAGACTGGGATGCCGCTGATATCAGTGCAGGTAAATACCTCGATACGACTAGAAAGATAAGTACCGCAACCACCCAGAAGGATCGGGAAGAAGTCGCTGCTTTTGGCAAAAAGACCAAAACCGGAAAGCAGGGCACTTTAACGGCTGGCGATCGCAGCACGGATGCTGCCCAGGCCGAGTTGCTGGCGCTTCAGGCACAGCTACGCGCGCTGCAGCAGCATAAAGGGCTGAACGACATTATCAGCCAGCAGCGCAAAGATCTATGGACCACAGAGGCGAAATTTCAGGTGCTGGAAGAGGCCTCGCGTTCACGTTCACTGACGAAGCAGGAGCAATCCCTGCTGGCGAGTAAAGACCAGGTGCTTCAGTTGGCACGCCAAAAAGCCCTGTTAGGTGATCAGATTACCGCACAGGAACAGCTGAACAAGCGAATGGATACCTCGCAGAATTACGTCACACAGATGGCTGAGAAACAGGCCGCATTACTGGGTGGTGCGGGGATGAGTGACCGCCAGGCACAACGTGAACTCGCGAAAAGTCAACTTGCAGCTGGCTGGAAGAATGCTGGAGGTTCGCTTGACGACGAGGGCTATCAGAAGCAGCTTAAAGCGGCGAATGATTACTATGACGCAGAGGACAGGTTACGTGGCGACTGGCTGACAGGCGCGAAAAAGGGTTGGGCTGAATTTGAGGACAGCGCGACCAATGTTTACTCGCAGGTGCAGACGATTACCAGCAATGCGTTCACCGGGATGGCCAGCACGCTCACCGACTTTTTTACTACTGGTAAATCTAACTTCTCAGATTTTCTGACTACCTTCCTGAAGGGCATCGCCCAGATGCTGACGCAACTGGCTCTGGTTAATGGAATGAAGTCAGCCTTTGGTGGAACGGCAATAGGTAATTTCTTTGGAATACAGGCATGGTCTGGCGGCTTTATTCCTGAGTACGCTAATGGCGGTGCGGTTGGCTATACCGGAGATGGAGGAAAATATCAGCCAAAAGGTGTGGTTCATGGCGGAGAGTTCGTATTCACCAAGAAGGCAACTAGTGCGCTGGGTGTCGGTAATCTCTACACGCTTATGCGGAGCGCTCAGGGGTATGCAAACGGCGGCTATGTTGGCACTGCGCCATTGTATGGGCTGCAATCGAATGCAGCTGGTGGCGTAACCGTTCAAACTTCCGTGGTCGTTCAAAATCAGAACACTGACCAGCAGACTACTGGTAACAACGACGCTATTTCTCGGGCTTACAAGCAGACCATCGATCAGTCAGTGCGCGCAGGGATTGCCAAACAACTCCTGCCAGGAGGTCTCATCTGGAATGCGACGAAATCAAGATGACGTGAGCAGCAAATTTTGTCGTTATGCCAACACCTGATAGGATTAATCCCAATTTTTACTGATGGAATAGAGACATGAAAAAAATTGTCGGTGTGTTATTGCTTTCTTTCTTATTGGCTGGGTGCGAGAAACCTAAAATTGACTCATCAACTGATGATGCAATGAAATCATCTATAGCCAAGGTCAGAGAGTCACTTCCAGAAAATAAACGGGATGAATTTGATAACGCTTTAAAAGTCGTTGCGTTCAGTAACATTAACATGGCTGACCTAATGCGTGCATCGTCGGAAAGTGACAAAGAAGACCTAAGCAAGAAGATGCGCGAACCCTTGTCTGGCAAAACTGGTGATGAAATCATTTCTTATGCTCAGCAAGTTACTGCCGAGAGGGAACTTAAGCAGAAAGAGCAGGCAATTCAGGAAATCAAAGAGCTAGAACAGAAAAAAGCTGACTCCGAGAAGGCCAAAGAAGAACTTAAAAAAGTGCAGGTTTTATCATCTCGATTTAGCCTGGAGCCTGAGGAATACGGCAAGCCACAGCCTGTAATTAGACTTGTTGTGAAAAACAATACTGATAAAGCTATTTCCCGGGTGTTCTTCCGTGGGGTAATTGCCAGCGATGGACGCTCAGTCCCATGGCTTGAAAAAGATTTCAACTACGAAATCGCTGGTGGACTGGAACCGAATGAAGAGGCTACTTGGTCTCTGGCTCCGAATAAGTTTTCTGAATGGGGTCAGGTTGATGCTCCAACTGGCGCGGTCTTTACAGTTACAGTAACGAGAGTTAATGGTGCAGATAAAGAGGCGCTGTTTGATGCATCTGGTTTTACAGAACAAGATAACAGTAGGCTTGAAGAATTAAAGAAAAAATATCTTTAATCTGCAGTCCGTACTTAACCCGCTTCGGCGGGTTTTTTTATGCCCGGAGAAAGCATGGCAATCGAAACATTTACCTGGCGAACGCAGATACAGGCGGGCATGGAGGGAACGTTCAGCCTTAAAACGCGCTCTGCAACCTTTGGCGATGGCTATGAGCAGATCGCCGGGGAAGGCATTAACCCTGAAAAGCAGTCATGGCCTGTCACACTGACGGGTAAAAAAGCTGACATGCTTCAGGCCCTGAAGTTCTTTCGTTCTCACGTCACCAAATCATTCATCTGGACATCGCCAGTTGGCGAAACTGGGCTCTACCGGATTGAGGCTGAATCAATCAAGTCACAACCCCTATCCAGCAACGTTCTGACCATTTCCGCAACTTTCAAACAGGCGTACGCACCATGATCACAGCAGACTATCAAAGCCTTGAGCCCGGCAATAAAGTCCGGCTTATCGAAGTTGATGGCTCTACGTTCGGCGTGGATGATGTACTGCGATTTCACGCGTACAACCTCCCGCACACGGAAGAAGAAATCGCCGCCGCTGGTGGTGATGAATCAAAGCTGAAGGCGAAAAGCATCTGGTGGCAGGGGGAAGAATATGCCGCCTGGCCTTATCAGATTGAAGGGCTTGAAGCCTCCACAGACGGCAACAGCGCCCAGCCAACACTGACGATTGCAGATATCGAAAGCAAGATCACAGCGCTGTGCCTTGCCTATGACGATATGCTTCAGGCGAAAGTCACTATCCATGACACCTATTCGCACTATCTCGATGCGAAGAACTTCCCGGCAGGTAGCGCAACAGCTGATCCGCAACAGGTCAGAAAACGAGTTTTTTACATTGATAGCAAAAGTAGCGAAATTCCGGGCGAAAGTATCGAATTCGTACTCGATAGCCCGATGTCGTTACAGGGAAAGATGATCCCTACACGTCAACTTCATTCTCTGTGTACCTGGTGTATCCGGAATAAATATCGCACCGGCGATGGCTGCGACTATGCTGGAACCCGCTATTTCGATAAAAACAACAACCCGGTGAGCGACCCCTCTCTGGACGAATGCAACGGCACGCTTACGGCCTGTAAGCTCCGGCATGGAGACGGCAACGAACTGCCGTTCGGTGGGTTCCCTGGCACGTCTTTGATCAGGAGCTGATATGCGTCAGAAAACCATCGATGCGATTATGGCTCATGCTGCAGCTGAGTATCCTCGCGAGTGTTGCGGCGTGGTGGCGCAGAAAAGCCGTGTTGAACGTTATTTCCCGTGCCGGAATCTTGCCGCGGCGCCGGAGGACAATTTTGTACTTTGCCCCGAAGACTATGCAGCTGCTGAGGACTGGGGGAGGGTGATCGCCATCGCTCACAGTCATCCTGATGCCACGACGCAACCGAGCGAACTGGATAAAGCGCAATGCGATGCAACCCTTTTACCCTGGCATATCGTGAGCTGGCCGGAGGGGGATTTACGGACAATTCAGCCGCGTGGAGAACTGCCGCTGCTGGAGCGCCCGTTTGTGCTTGGTCACTTCGACTGCTGGGGGCTGGTGATGAGCTATTATCGGCAAACGTACGGGATAGAGCTTCACGATTACCGGGTCGATTATCCCTGGTGGGAAAACGACTATACGGACAACTTCTATCAGGATTGCTGGTATGAGTGCGGATTCCGTGAATTCGACGGGCCGCCAAAACCAGGCGATATGGTGATTATGCAGGTTCAGGCTGATAAGTGGAATCATGCGGGGATTCTGCTGGAAGGCAACATGCTACTGCATCACCTTTATGGGCATCTGAGCCAGCGCGTACCTTATGGCGGTTACTGGCGTGAGCGCACAATGAAAATACTGCGCTTTAAAGACTGTTTCTGATAACCGCCTGTGGCAGTTTTTATGGGGGAAAAATGGCTGCATTACTCAATGTTGAGCCGGTCCGCACAATTCGATTGTACGGCGTGCTAGGTGCCACCTTCGGGCGTGAATATCGTTTATCAGTAGCTTCACCTAAAGAGGCCATCCGCGCCCTGAGCGTTATCGTGCCGGGTTTTGAGCGTTTCCTGAATACCAGTAAGCAACGAGGTTTAACTTATGCGGTATTCAGCGGGAAACGAAACCTCTTAAACGATGAGCTCAGTATGGACAGGAGCACAGAGGAAATCCGCATCGCGCCGGTGATCATCGGCAGTAAGCGAGCCGGGGTGTTTCAGACAATCCTCGGGGTTGCCCTTGTCGCTGTTGCTGCGTTCGTCACGGGAGGGGCCGCGATTGGGATTGGTGGTACCGCTTTCGCTGGTGGATGGGGCGCTGTGGCGGGTATTGGGGCATCAATGGCGATCGGCGGCGTAGTCCAGATGCTTTCTCCACAGACAACCGGGCTCGCCAGTAAGCAATCTGCGGATAACCAAGCCAGCTACGCCTTTGGTGGAGTAACAAACACGACAGCCCAGGGGAATCCGGTACCACTTCTTTATGGCCGCCGGCGAATCGGCGGCGCGATTATTTCTGCCGGGATTTATGTCGAGGATCAACAATGAAAAAATACTTGAGAATGACTATTTCAGGCCTACAGCGAGTCGATGAAGGCATTTTAATCGGTGGGAGTGCGAAAGTGTCAGTAACACGTGGTGAAGATGTTATTTGCCGCGAGAATTTTTCAGGAAAGGTTTCTGATAAATTTTCCAAGCTATATGACGTTGAAGATAACGGTCTTCCTGTATCAGTAACGACTTCAAGCGATTGTCCGTTTTTCAAAGCTGAAGCTGACTTTGTAAACCCATTTAGCGAAACAAACATCTAACTAATTTTCTTCAGAAATAAGCCACCTTCGGGTGGCTTTTTTTATGGGCGCAATATGGCAACTGCAATCGCTATAAAAGGCCGCAAGGGCGGCAGCTCCAGTTCCCGCACCCCTACCGAACAGCCTGATGATCTGCAATCTGTAGCAAAGGCAAAAATCCTCGTTGCACTGGGAGAGGGTGAATTCGCAGGGCTGCTGACGGCGAAAGATATCTACCTGGACGGAACGGCTCTGGAAAATGCTGACGGCTCTCAAAACTTCAGCGGCGTTACGTGGGAATTTCGCGCGGGAGCTCAGGCGCAAAAATATATTCAGGGCATACCCGGTACCGAAAACGAAATCAACGTCGGAACTGAGGTATCGAGCGCTACAGCGTGGACGCGCACGTTTACCAATACGCAGCTTTCAGCGGTTCGCCTGCGCCTGAAATGGCCTTCGCTTTTCAAGCAGGAGGACGACGGCGATCTGGTCGGTTACTCGGTTAATTATGCGATTGACCTGCAGACGGACGGCGGCACATGGCAGACGATACTCAATACCAGCGTGACCGGCAAAACGACGTCAGGTTACGAGCGCAGCCACCGTATTGATTTACCTCAGGCTGGCAGCACTTGGACAATCCGACTCCGTAAGATTACGTCTGATGCCAACAGCGCGAAGATCGGCGACACGATGATGCTGCAGAGCTTCACCGAGGTAATTGACGCCAAATTACGCTATCCAAACACAGCGCTGCTTTATATCGAATTCGATTCCAGCCAGTTTAACGGCTCTATCCCGCAGATCTCCTGCGAGCCCCGCGGCCGCGTTATCCGCGTACCGGATACTTACGACCCCGAAACCCGCACTTATAGCGGTACGTGGGCTGGGACATTTAAATGGGCCTGGACCGATAACCCTGCCTGGATTTTCTACGACCTGGTGGTTAGCGACCGTTTCGGACTTGGGGATCGTCTTACAACGGCCAACATAGATAAATGGACGCTCTACCAGGTTGCACAGTATTGCGATCAAATGGTACCAGACGGCAAAGGCGGAAGTGGTACCGAACCACGTTATACCTGCAACGTGTACATTCAGGAACGCAACGACGCTTATACGGTCCTGCGTGATTTTGCTGCCATCTTCCGTGGGATGACCTACTGGGGCGACGACCAGATTGTGGCGCTGGCGGACATGCCGAGAGATGTTGATTTTACATACACGCATGCGAACGTTATTGATGGGCGCTTTACCTATTCCAGCAGCACCACAAAGAACCGTTACACCAATGCGCTGGTGTCCTGGTCTGATCCTGATAACGCTTATTCCGATGCGATGGAGCCTGTTTTTGAGCAGGCGCTGGTTGCGCGTTATGGGTTTAATCAACTTGAGATAACTGCGATCGGTTGTACCCGTCAGTCGGAAGCGAACCGGAAAGGGCGATGGGGGATCCTCACAAACAACAAAGATCGCGTTGTTACTTTCAATGTAGGGGAAGATGGCAACATTCCACAGCCTGGCTATGTAATCGCTGTAGCGGACCGAAATCTCTCCGGGCGCGACCTGGGCGGCCGTATCTCTGCGGTGAATGGTCGCGTAGTGACGCTGGACAGGGCGCCAGATGCTTCGGCAGCCGACAGGATGATTGTCAATCTTCCATCGGGTGTTTCACAGTCACGAACCATTCAGTCGATAACGGGCAATAAAGTGACCGTTACGACCGCTTACAGCGAAACGCCTGTGGCTGAGGCCGTATGGGTCATAGAGTCTGATGAGCTCTACGCGCAGCAGTATCGCGTTGTTACGGTGACTGATAATAATGACGGCACGTTCACAATCGTCGGTGCAAATCACGATCCGGTTAAATTCGATCGCATTGATACCGGAGCCATCATTGACCAGCGGCCGGTGAGCGTGATCCCGCCGGGCAACCAGTCGCAGCCTGCGAATATTGTGATCAGCTCGTTTTCCGTGGTTCAGCAAAATATCAGCGTCGAAACAATGCGCGTGAGCTGGGACCAGGCGCAAAACGCTATCGCCTATGAAGCGCAATGGCGCCGCAACGACGGGAACTGGGTTAACGTGCCGCGCAGCTCCACCACGTCATTCGACGTCCCGGGGATTTATGCCGGGCGCTACCTGGTGCGCGTGCGCGCAATCAATGCTGCAGAAATTTCATCCGGATGGGGCTATTCAGAAGAGAAAACGCTGACGGGTAAAGTGGGCAATCCACCGAAGCCGGTTGGCTTCATTGCTTCTGAAAACGTGGTATTCGGTATCGAGCTGAACTGGGGATTCCCGGCGAATACCGATGACACGCTGAAGACGGAAATTCAGTACAGCCTGACCGGTACCGAAGACGATGCGATGCTGCTGGCCGATGTGCCTTACCCGCAGCGCAAATATCAGCAGATGGGCCTTAAGGCTGGGCAGATTTTCTGGTACCGCGCGCAGCTGGTGGACCGCAGCGGCAACGAATCAGGTTACACAGAATGGGTGCGAGGACAGGCCAGCATCGATGTTTCCGACATCACCGATGTGATCCTGGAGGAAATTAAAGACTCTGATACCTTCAAAGACCTGATTGAGAATGCGGTGGACAGCAATGAAAAAATTGCTGGCATGGCTGACGACATCAAACGGGCCAACGACGAACTGGAGCAGCAGGCGAAGGATATCGCCAAAAATGCCCAGGACGTCGGGAAGGTTCAGACCAGCGTTAATGAGCTTTCGAGCACGGTCGGTGAAGTGTCGTCTTCCCTCTCAGAGCTTGAGCAGACCGTTGTGACGGCTGATGCCGCGCTGG